GCCGTGAGCGTGACGCCGCACGCCGCCGCCACCGGCGACAACACCAACACCACGAACCTCAACCTGATCAACAAGGGCGCGGCCGGCGCCGGCACCACCGAGGTCGGCAACAGGGACCTGCCCACGGGCACCAACCTGGTGGCCATGGACGAGATGACCGTGCCCCTCAACGCGACCTTCGTGAACGGCGTCTCGCTGGCGGAAGGCGACGTGCTCGCCCTGCAGTACGAGAAGGTGGGCACCGGTCTCGCCGTGGGGCCGCTGCAGGTCAACGTCGACTGGGAGCCGCTGTAGAGCGGCCGGCCTGACCGCTCATGGGGGGAGCATCGAAGCCGAAGCACTTCACGGCGACCGGCGACATCAGCGCCGGTCCCGCCGTGCTGTGGGGCTTCGTGCTCACCCCGGCCGCGGCCGCCGTCACCGCCGTCATCCGCGAGAACGGCTCGGGCGGCACCATCGTCATGTCCCTCCAGGCGGCGGCGAACGGTAATTCCTGCGTCGTCGCCTTTGCTGCGCCGATGACGATCGTGGACCCGCACGTCACCCTGGGCGGGGCGGGGGTTCTCTTCTCCGCCCTGATGTAGGTGGCCACCGATGGCCGCCAACATCACTGAGATCCGGGCCAAGGTCAGCGCCCGCATCAAGGACACCGCAGCCAGGCTGACCACCAGCCCCGACATGACGTGCGACGTCGACCGCGCCATCCTGGACGCGCTCGCGTTGTACGAGAAAGTCCGGCCACTCTCGAAGACCCTGAAGCTGGACGGCGACGGGGGCTTCGACTACGCGGTGTCGAGCCTCACCGGGTTCGTGGACGGCTTCTCGGTGGTGGTGGACGTCGTCTACCCCTACCTGGCCACGGACCAGATCCTCTCCGTGTTGGAGCGCGAGGAGTGGGGCCTGGTCCGGCTGGACACCGGGCTCAAGCTCCGGTTCTTCCTGGCGCGCCCGGCGGCCACCGAGGACTTCCTGGCGCTGTTCACGACGCCGCACACCCTGAACGCCGCCACCAGCACGGTGGCCTCCTCGGACGACGAGGCCCTGGCGGATCTAGGCGCGGCCTTCGCGCACGACCAGCTCGCCTCGCTCTACGCCCAGGACACCGACAGCACCATCACCGCGGACGCCGTGGACCGGCGGGCGAAGAGCGAGAACCACAGGGCCCAGGCGGCCAGCTACCGGAAGAGCTACGCCGAGAAGATGCAGATCGGGACCTCGCAGCAGGCCGCCTTCGCCGTGGCCGAGATGGACCGCGCGTTCAGCAACGAGGTGGCCTCGGACTACTTCTTCCACGGGCGTAGGCGGTTCTGACCATGGACCTCTCGATCACGATGGAGGTCCCGGACACGGCGCTCTTCCGAGGCGAAGGCGCGCGCGTGGTCGGCGAGGAGATGGTCAAGGCCACCGAGCGCGGCGTCATGCTGCTGGCCGGCGCCGTGATCCCGGCGACGCCCATCAACCTCGGCCACCTGCGGGCCGGCTGGCAGACGAAGGTCGACCTGATGGGCACCCCGGCGGACGGGATCGTCTTCGGTCGGGCCTTCAACCCCATGGGCTACGCGCTGCCAGTGGAGACCGGGGTGCGCCCGCACTGGCCGCCGATCGACGCGCTGGTGGAGTGGGCGCGGCGGAAGTTCTCCGCCAGCGAGAAGGAGGCGCGCGCGATCGGCTACCTGGTGGCGCGCAAGATCGCGATGCGCGGGACCAAGGGCGTGTTCATGGCCGAGCGGGCCATGGCCGCGACGCGCGAGCGGATCATCGCCGGCTACAAGGCCGCGCTGGCCAGCGCGGTGCAGCGCCTCGGGGGCCGGGGGTGAGCCTCGGCACCATCCGCACCGCTCTGGCCGCCAAGGTGCAGGCCGTGACCGGCATCGTCGGCGTCGCACCGGTCTACGACTACTGGCGCCACGTCACCAGCGAGAAGGAGATCAACGACCTGCTCAAAGGCGGCAGCCAGGGGCGGCTGCACTTCTGGTGCGTGAGCCCGGCGCAGTCGGATCCGCTCACGATCGACAACATGGGCGGCTGCGACCAGGCCGACCCTTGGCGCTTCGACATCCGAGGCTACTACGCGCTCCTCGACGCCGACGCCAGCGAGAAGGCCTTTCTGACGATCGTCGAGGCCGTCATCGAGGCGTTCCGGCTCGACAAGAACCTGGGCGGCACCGTGATCTCGAACTGGCCGGTGCAGTGGCCCGAGAACGTGCACGTCATGCTGGCCGGCGTCCTCTGCCACCACGCCCGGATCAGCGTTCCCGTGCGGGCGATGCTCCCGTGACGGAGGTGAGCGCGTGTGCTGCGGCAACCCGGACGAACCGGGCCGGTACGACGAGCTGGCGGCTGAAGGCCGCCGGGAGGTCCTGATGGCGAAGGTGTTCACCAACGTGCCGGGCGCGGTGCAGCGGATCGGCGGCTTCGGCGAGGCCAGCAACGAGGTGCCCTGCGAGGTGCCCGAGGAGGTCGCGCAGGAGCTGGAGGCCTTCATGGCCGGCCGGGTCGCGGACCCGGCCAAGGGCATCACGGAGCGGCCGCCCTGCGACGACTACCGGATCGTGCGCGACGCCGGTGCGCCGGCGGCGAAGCTGACGGCCGAGGAGCTGAAGAAGGCCTCGGCGGGCAAGGGAAAGGAGTAGAGCGCCATGGCTGGCCCCTTCGTCCAGACCGACTTCGAGCACGCTCTCCAGCTCGAGGGCACGTTCAACACGGCCCCCGGAGCGCCGGTGGGCGCGGACTTCGTGCGGTTCCGGACGCGCTTCCCCTTCAAGCGGAAGAAGGCCCGCGTCGACCGCGACCAGGACAGCGACAACAGCGCCTCCGTGGTCACCACCCAGGGCGGGCGCGAGTCCTCGGAGTGGGAGATGGAGGGCGACGTCACGCCCAACGGCAACGGCTCGACCCCCACGAAGTGCGACGCGGACCCGGCGCTGGAGGCCCACTTCGGCCTGTCGACCGCCTGCACCGCGCACACCACCACCGCGGCGGGCTCGGCCGGGACTTCCATCGTGCTCACGCCCGGCGGCGGCGCCGCGTCCGGCATCCCCACCGGCGGAAACGTCATCATCGCGATCGACATCGACGGCGCCGGCGCCTACGAGACGCGCCGCGTCATCTCGCGGTCCACCGACACGCTGACCATCGACCAGGCCTTCTCCTCCGACCCGCCCACGGGTCGCACCGTGAAGGTGTCGGCCGCCACCTACAAGTACTCCAAGGCGCAGCTCAAGACGCTCCACGGGTACACCTGGCTGAGCGGCGACAACTTCCGGCAGAAGGTCGGCGGCCTCATCGCCCAGATGCTGGAGCTGGGCATCGACGCCAGCGGCGAGGCTCCTACGGCGACCTGGAAGTTCTCGGGCCCGGGCTGCCAGATCGCACCGCACAGCACGGCGAAGCCGACCCCCGTCACGGCCGGCCAGCCGCTGGTGCCGACGAAGACCAAGGTGTTCGTGGGGTCGACCCTGCACTGCCTCACCAAGGTGCAGTTCCAGGGCGACAACTCCATCGAGCTGCGCGAGAGCGAGCTGTGCGACCAGTTCCCCTCCGGAGTGAAGCGCACCAAGAACAACGGGCGGTGGAACGGCCGCCTGACGCTGGGCCTGCTGCTGACCACGGGCACCGTCGAGGGCTACTGGGATAACGCCGACGGCCTGACCTCGTACAACCTGAACATCCAGATCGGCATCACGCCCGGGCAGATCCTGGCCATCAACATCCCGAAGTTCATCCCTGACGCCGAGGTCGGCGACGTGGCCGGCGAGGTGGCGCTGGAGCTGGTCGGCCGCTGCTACGACTCGACCACCGGCGACGACAGCGTGTTCCTGGCCCTGATCTGAGGGCGACCTGGACCTGGGCTGGCTGACCGCGGGCGCCTCGCGCGTTGAAACGCGCAGGCTCCGCGGGATCCTTTCCCGACTCACAGCTGTGCCGCTGGACGCTCTGGGGCGCGCGCTGCTGGCCGCGTATTGGGCGGCGCAGCGGTCGGCTATCCCATCCGTCGCGAGCGCTCGCCGTCGCGCCGTGGCGGCCGGCCTGGCGCGCCTAGCCCGGTTTGAGGAGGCGGCCACGGCCGTGCTCGACCTGGAGGAGCCGGTCGG